GGGGGGACTTTTCTTCTCACTGTTCTAACGTCGATTTTTTGTTTGTTTTATCTAAAGTAATAACGGCTAGTTTATTGTGTCCCTGTTGGTCTCTTGATACAGCTCGATTGCGTCCTTCACGCAATCGTAGTGCTTATCCAGCATATCAAGTAGTGTAATCAATTCCTGCAAAGGAAGACGGACACTCTCTCTTCCTCTGCATAGCGCAACTTCCTTGCCACGGCAGACAATAGTTAGGCAATCTTTCCCAACGTCATCATCTATCCTGTACATTGCGTCGGTTATTGTTTTCTTTCGCACTTTTTCAAGGCTCAGCTTATAAAGCATTATTCCTTCAACCATCTTTCCAGTGTTTCCACTGATTCACCAGTAATCCGTGCGGCAAACTCAATCTTCATTTGTCCTTGTTTGAGTCTCTCCGCGATCCGGTCCCAATCCTTCGGCTTATTCTCATTCGGTGCGCCTACAATCTCAGCAAGCGGTAATCCGCAGCTTGTCCCCTTATAAGAACTGATGAAGTCATGCGCTTCTTTTGCCCTCCCGGCGAGAAGTCCGGTGATTGCTAGTGCTTCACTTTTCGGCAGTATTACTGTTTTTCCCCAGCCGCTGAATGCAACCTCTTCTCCATCGACAACACATGTGAAGCGCTTCTCGACTCCATACTCTCTATCGTCGTCATAGCGATAATACCTGTCTGTCCCCGCTCTAAGTTCGCCCAATCCTCCATTAATTAGCATTGAGAAGAGCCTCCCTTCTGCGGAACTCCGCTCTTACAGCCTCCCTCCGTCTGCTGTCACCCTCCATCTTTATCGGGTGGCACCGTTCAAGAATTCGGTCGTATAATCTTTCGTCCATCGTCTCGGTTGATTTCTTGAATTCTGCAATCGGTATATTCGTTGTGATAATAAGTGGCGTTTTCGCTTCATAGCACATGTTTATCACCTTGTAGACAAGCTCTTTCATGGTCGAGGTTTGCCTCTCGATTCCGAAGTCGTCTATCACAAGCAGTCTATGCCGTACAAGCTTCATGAGTTTTTCCACCTTCTCATAGCCCTTCAAGCCCTCAATCTCTTCTGCGATATATGAGAAATTCGTGAAGCGTGCCGTGTAGCCGTTCTGAAGCAGTGTATTAGCTATTCCGGCGGCAATGGTGGATTTCCCCGTTCCTACTCCGCCAGCGAGCAGAAGTCCTATCCCATCCATCGAAAAGTCCTCGAAATGGTCAGCATAGCCTTTCGCCTTGTCCACGTACTCGTTCTCTTCAAGCTCTTCAAGCGTTCGACTGTATGCCCTCTTCTGCTCTTCTCCGTAATCCTTAAAGCAGCACTTTGTGTTCCTTTGGATAATCACCTCTCGTTTTCTCCGCTCTTCAAGGTTTCGTGATTCTTCAACACATTTGCACCCTGGTTCCACAATCAGAAGTCCTCTTTTCGTGTGAATCATCACCTGTTTCGGTGTGTTGCACACCGAACAATAAATAGTCCCATCACGGACGTATTCGTTTTCTCTTAACTCTCTCATTCATTCTCCTTCCTGATTTCTCCATTCAATGCCACTCCAAGCTACTCCGTCGCTCCGCTTTTCCAAGCAGTTCATTTCCCTTGCGGCTCAATCCGGTTCCTCCGCAAAACCGATCGCTACAGTGCTATTCCCTAGCCACTCCTCACCATTCAGGGCAATTCCTTCGCCTTTTCTAAACAACTCTGTGCTATTCTAAACTTTTCCGCCACCACTCCAATCTAAGCTCTTCCGCAACGTCTCTTTTCGTCTCTATGTTTTTCCCACGCAATTCATCGTTTTTCCAAACTATTCCGTTGCTTGTCTTATCACCACTATTCCTATGCTATTCTCGGCTATTCGCACCGTTTCTTCGCCCAAGCTACACTTTTCAGCTCCTGGACTGTTCTTCGCTGTTCCTTTGGCAATCATCGCTGCACTTTTTCATGGCTACTCAACGCCATTCCACAACCCTTAAAACAAGTCGTCTAAGTCCGTCTTGCTGTAGTCAAGTTTCGGATTCATTGGCGGTGTATAGTTCTCATCGAGATAATCTATGTAGCCGCTATTGAAGAATGTGCTTCCGTTCTGTGCTTGTCGCCACTCGTCCTTTTTCAAATCATCTAGGTATCTATCAATGGCACGTTTGACATTATCCCAACCGTGGCTCATCAATCGCTCTTTCGACTTCTCGGACACTTGACCCTTCCCTCGCTTGTTAGGGTAGTACTGCCAAGCTCTTTCGAAGAACTCTTCGGGGGTCTCTTCAGGTGATTCAGAACACGAATGCACATTATTAATATCTCTATGATTATTATTAGTATTATTATTTATATTTATATTGTGTGACATTTTGTCATACCCCCTAGGACATTTTGTCACACCCCCATGTGACAATTTGTCATACCCCCTGTGACAATTTGACACACCCTGTGACATTTTGTCATACCCCCTCTCTGCCTGATAGGACACTCTTTTTTCGTTGTTATTGAGAACTGTTTCCGTTTTGGAAATAGTCTTCTCTTCAACAAGCTTGTTAAGAATCCGCATGATATGCCTTCTTGAGCACCCCGTCCAATCTGCAAGGTATTGTGCCGATCCGGTGAACTCTCCTTGCTTGTTCTGCGAGAATCCGTAGATAATCGCATAGACGATAAGTTCATTTCCCGAAAGCTTCAGGTCTGTTCTCATCCACCCCTGAATTGTGATGTAAGTTCCGTCGCTAATCATATCCACCTCCTAGAAAGGCAAATCATCGTCCACTCCGATAAATGCGTCCGTTACACTCTCGCTTCTATGCTCTTCCTGGTGTCCACCGCTGTTTGGTTTTGTCAGGAACTCAACCCTGTTTGCAACAACATCGGTTGTGTAAACCTTCTTTCCGTCCTTGCCATCGTAGCTTCCAGTCTGAATTCTTCCATCGACCGCAACCATGCTACCCTTCTTCAGGTACTTGTTGCAGTTCTCAGCGTTCTTCCCGAATGCGATAATCCGAATCCAGTCTGTACCCTCCGTCGGTCTATCAACCGCCATTGTGAACTTGCATATAGCCGTGTCCTTGTGTGCTCCGCCGCATGTCAGTTCAGGGTCTCTGCCCAGCCGACCAATCTCAATTACTTTGTTCATGCTTCTCTCCTTCCAGTAAATAATTAATTTCTTCTCTCGACATCGTTTCGATGCCTTGAGCTTTGCAATCAAGAACGACCTCATCAATCAATCTTGACATTGACTTTGTATCGTACTCGGAAGTTCCGTAATACGCTTTTAAATTGTGGTAGCCGGCAGTCCTTCTGCACGGTCCAATATCATCTACGAACCATGCTATACCGTGACTGCTCCACACCTTCGAGAAGGCCCATAATGCGTCCTCTCGCACGGGAATTACGTAATATTGACCGAATTCCCTTACATAGTACTTGTAGAGCTCTATGGGGCTATTTTCGACCTTAAAAGCCAACTCTTTCAAAAGCACCCACATATAAGCGTTTGCGTCCAGTGACCTTTTCTTCTTTCGCCGCTTGATAGACACCGTGTACTCCGCCTCAGAATCTACCTTTCCAGCTTCATCAATGATTCTCTGAAGCTCCGCAGCTTCCTTCATGTCACACTCAATCGTTAGTTGTGCGCTCCACAGTGTCGTCTGAAGATTCAGATTCTTTATCCGCATAGTTCCTTCCGAAAACCTCCACAAAATTTGTGTTCGGGTACGCTTCATCAAAGCGTACCTGCGCCCATGCCTTCAATCTATCGTTTAATTCTCTGTTATGGTGTACTCCGTGCGGCGGCTCATTGTGGTGAGCGTGGCACAAGTAAACCATCATTCCGTAGGCGGTACTGTTCTTTCGATTAGCACCGCCGTATACGTGATGTTCCTCCGTATTCGGATTCCCACAGAATAGGCATCCGGATTCGCGATCCTGCAATATCGACTTCATCAAGCGTTTGCCTTATCAATTTTGCTGTTCAGAACCTTGCTTGCGTGAACATAATCCGCTTTGGTCATATCCGAAATCTTCTCGACCTTGTAATATTTCAGGAACTTTTCGGTGTCCGTTCCCAGCTCTTCCATCATCTGTTCAAGCACTCTGCACTCAGACTTTGAAATCGGCTGCATTGCCTTCTGATTTTCCTTTGCGTTCAGAACTTCTTCTGCACTGGCGATGGAAGTGTCGATTCCGATACCGCAGAATCCAAGCGCTCTTCCAACCGCCGATGTTTCACAGTTTTCAATGTATGAAGTCTTGTTGATGAAGGAAGAACCTTCCTTCTCGTAGGCAAGACCTGTTCCGAGAAGAATGTCATTCCCTTCATCGCCTTTAGTCCACGCCTCCGCTCTGATAACGCACACGCCATCTTCAAGGGAAACAATGTCCGTTCTGATACTTCCCATCGGGTAAAGCTTGCGGAAAGCGGTCACACGCTGTGGAACCTCCGCATAGTCCTTGCCTTTAACATCGGTTGTCTTAAGCTCTGCATTAACCGCCTTAATCTGTTCGTAATTGATAGCCATCTTCGCACCTCCTTACCAAGCCATTCTCATGTAATCGCTGTTCCATTCCTTCTCAATATCGCTTCTTGAAAGCTCGTCCGCTTCGAAGTAGTAATCCTCAGTCACGATTCTCTCTCCACAGCACGGGCAGTAATGGAAAGTCTGCTCATGCTCTCCGCAGTCGAACAGCACCTCAGTGTCCTCTGTAATGTCGTCCTCCGTGTATACCGCCCCACACTCTTCACAGCGGTACTTCTTCGTCAAGTCGATGTATTCCTGATTCTTCATAACCTTTTTACCTCCCTAGAATAAGGCCTCCGCCCACACATAAGCTCCGTTGTTCGGGTTCTGTCCGAATGAGTTCTCGTTGGTGTACTCAGAAGTGTTCCATCCGTGAGCAACAGTGTAGCCAATAATGGCTGAATAGAGGACTGAACCGTCCTTCCAGAACTCAACGAAAAGGTACTTTCCGTCTTTCCTAGGGTTAACCCCCTTGTTCCATACGATTTCCTTGTGAATCTTCATTTCTTTTTCACCTCTTCCAATACTTCCATTACTCCGCTGAAACAGAGTTCAAACAGCGCTCTCAGTACTCTTTCGTCGTACCCTTCTGAAATTGCACCTCTAGCAATTGCCCTTCCAGCGGTTGCATACTCAGCAAACAGGCTATCAATCATTCCTCCAACGGTTACCATTCCAAACTCATCTGTCTTAATCATCTACATAACTCCTATTTCATTGTTCCCTTCTCGATAAAGTCCATTCTGTCGTTGTCTGCATACAGACCGAAGACCACCCAGGAAACAATCTTCTCGAACACCTTGTAAGCTTCCATCAGCTCGTCAAACGTTCTGCTAACGCTTCTCCCGTTCTTGTCGTTATGCGCTCTCACCGCATACTTGTTTCCGACCTTGTTAATGCTGTAATGCACCTGTCTGCTAACATCATCAACGCTTGTAATCATGAAATCCATTCTACATACCTCCCAACAAAATCATTGCTACCATCATCAGTGTTCCAATTGTGCCTCCGATGTACATTCCCAGCGTGTCGCCGTTGTACTCATCAGCCGATTCCTCTTCGAGGAACTTTTTAACCTTCAATCTGAAGCTCTTCATAACCTTTTTCCTTTCCTTTGCGAAAATCATCGATATTGAGTCGAATGCACTTCCCAACGCGGTAGTACGGGATTGAATCGCTCTCAATAAGTCGGTATACAGACACCGTGCTAATCCCCATGATTTCCGCGAACTCTGATACTTTCACAAACATCACAGCCTCCAAAGTTCACTATTCTTCAACCTCGTTTGAAAAAAAAATATCCCGAAACTCTTTCATTGTCCGAATATCAAGCTTTCCTACAAGGTACTGTTGTTCGTCCGGCGTAAATTTTGCCTTATTTGTTATCTTTCCCCATAGGGCTTGTCTCGATATTCCCATTTCTTCGGCTAAATACGACTTTTTCATACCAGAACTTTCAATCCTGTCATTCAGCTTTTTCGTATTTATCAATTTGCACCTCCTTTCCTTGAAGGTTCGCTTTTCTTCAACTTCCACCATTATAGTATCACTTCTGACACTTTCCGTCAACACTTTTTTTACAATTTTGTAATTTTTTATTTAACATCGGCACGCTTTATGTTATCTTGACGTTGAAAGAAGGTGAATATTATGAATGGCAATATTGGTGATAACATTAGGGCAATGAGAAAGAAAAGAGGATTGTCACAAACGCAACTCGCAATCAAGCTTGGGTATAAATCTAAATCAAGCATTGCAAAAATAGAAACTGGAAACGGCGATGTTCCGCGAAGTAAGCTCCCGCAGTTTGCAGAAGCACTCAACTGCTCAATTTCCTATTTAACAGGGTGGAATGAGCTTAAAACATTTGACGATGAACACCTCGAAAAAACACCGTATGACATTCTATGCGATAAAATCGGTCGCTTGTCGCCGTCCGATGTAGACACGGTATCGGAGTATGTAGATTTTGTACTCAATAAAAACAAGGGGAAATAATCATGCATATAAAACAGCTTGAAAAGAATAAGTACAGAGTGTGGATTGATATTAACACCGATTATTCAGGAAAAAGGAAGCAGAAATCAAAAGTGTTTCACGCTTCCACAAAACGAGATTTAAACAATCAAATAAATGAATGGGTTGAGTCAATATCGGGAATATCCGCCCAATGCAGAACCGTTTCCGACATGTGTAATGCTGTATGGAGTCAGGTTGTCAATAATAAATCCCCAAATACGATTCACACCTACAACGATCAGCGCAACCGCATAGACAACACCATCGGTTTGTTGCGCCTTGAAAAGCTTTCCCCTCGCACCCTTCAAATGTGGGTTGATGATTTATCTTCCGAGCTTTCACCGAGAACAATCCGCTTCACATACTCCCTTCTTCGTAACTGTTGCTCTATTGCTGTAACGTGGAACCTAATTAAGACGAATCCATGTCACGACGTGAGCCTTCCTTCCGTAAGAAAAAAGGAAGTACAGATATTGTCACCTGAAGATTTCACTGTTTTCTGCTCGCACCTAGACGAACTGCCACTCGATTATAAAGTCTGTTTCGAACTTGCTTTGTTCGGATCGCTTCGAAAAGGGGAAGTGTTAGGAATAATGGAAGATGAAATTCCTGATGATGGAAGGTTCTATATTAAGCGTGCAAGGTATTCACCCAATTTAAGGGAAGTGTTTGTCAAGGAAACGAAAACATCTTCCGGTGAACGTCTATGCATACTTCCACAATTGGTAGTTGATGATGTTATAGCCCTTCGGAAACAGCACATACAGAGCAAACTAAGGTATGGGAAGGCGTGGGTTGATTCACCTTATTTGCTGAAAGAAGAAAACGGAGAAGCTTTCCATGCTTCTCTATGCATAACAAGGTTACAATCCTATATGAAGAAAATAGGGCTTGAACCAATCTCTTTCCACGCACTACGCCACACATACGCTTCGATATGCATTTCTTTAGGCGTGAATCCCGAGATAGTATCTAAGCGCATGGGGCATTCAAACATATCAACAACGCTAGGTATATATACGCACTTATTCGAGCAAAAAAATAATGATGACGAAATAGCGTCAGCATTAGGAACGATGTTGTCTCAATCTGTGGAAAAGTGCGACTAATCTTATCAAATGTTACATTCTCGTTACACTTTTTAAAGCAATCACTTTCAAACATTTTAATATCAACGATTACAATCAACTTCTCATAGATTATTATTATTTGTGAAGTGGATAACACCCGATAACATCTCTATCGAAAATGTTGAAAACTCCGCATTTCTCGATATGGGTGTTATGCATTGTTATATAAAGTTATAAATTATTTTGTTACACGCTTGTTACATCTTCGGGGGAAGGACTGCTATACCCCTTCTTCCCGTCTATGTATGATTCCTTCGCAGCGTCTATAGCTTTTTCAAGCATTGCTAGATTTGGTCGAAACTCTTCAGGAGCTTCTATTTCACCATTCATTAGCTTCAGCTTATAGTCTTCTAGAATGTGTTCGGCTACAAGAATACGTGCGCCTAAAGGGTTGCACAAATGAGCAAGCGTGAGTTGTATCACGGAAGCAGGACTCGACCCATGGCTTCCTGAATAGATATACACCAATGCAAGCTTATCTTCGGCGGTTAAGTTTTCGGACATTAACTCGTATAAGCGATCCACGTTATCCGCATTTTCGCTCTCTTCCAATGCGAACTCATCAGGATATGAAAGTATGAACATATAAGGAATTGGGTTTTCTCCGACCGTTCTGAACCATTCTATCATTTCACTCACGGTCGGTTCGCTTTTTCCGTTTTCCCACCTACCTATAGTTCGAACTTCTACATTGAGCGCTTCCGCCATGGAAGATTGAGATTTACCTACTCGCTTCCTTGTGTACTTCATAATTTCTCCAACTGTCATTTTTCACACCTCCCACCTTATTTTATATCAACCGGACAAAAATGTAACCAATTTCATCTGAAAACAGTGCATTTTTAGAATTGTGATTTTGTTTCAACTTCGATACAATCCAACTTATCAAATGTAAGGAAAGGAGCGTATCAATGGATAATTTTGTTCGATTAAGCGGAATGCTTGCTAGAAGGTATGACGATTATTTTGTTCTTGACTGCAACGGCGTATTCGTTCGCTGTGTTGATTATGACACATCAAAGTTTAATATCACCGATTGCTTTGTTATTACTGGTCACTTGCTCAACCAATACAGACGGAATGTGAACACGCTGATTGTGAGCGTTAATTCGCTCAAGTTTGTCACATAGAAAAAAGAGTCGGATTTCTCCGACTCTTTTCTCTGAATACCGTATTGTTAAATGAGAAAGGAGGCGCTCAATAATGACTCTGAACGCTATTATGTACAGGCTTATTGTACACCTCCAATCATCACATTTCAAGAACATTTGTTCTCTTACTGCTTTGTAATGTCGATAGCAAGATTGCTTCCGGTGACGGCTTGACCACCGATTACAACAGTAAGCGTGGAGCTGTTCTTCCCGCAGTATAACCGCACAATACCGCTTGTTCCCAGTGTGACGGTATCACCGATTGCCTTAATAGACTGTGAAGCATTCATTCCCGGAACAGGCGCCCCGTCCTGATAAACCGCCATTGTGACATTTCCAACCGCAGTTCCTACCACCGTAGCTGTAACAGCAACATCATAGTAGCCTTGACCGTTCAACTCCATGGCATTATTCGCCATTTGGCAGCATTGACCAAACCTTCTAATTATTGTATTCGGCTGATAGGTTCCACCTTCCGGAATAGTCGCCGTGCTTGTATTCACTGCATAAATCGCACTTTTGCAACTCATAATTCCCTCCTTGGCTATATGCCTTTACACTTGATTAAATAGCGACTCCGCACCCGCAGTTACCGAACGGATTAGAACCACTGCAATAAGTAGTAGCATTAGGGTATCTTACGACACCGCACATTGCGTTCTGCATCTGAAGCTGCGTAACCTGTGCCTGTAACGACTCAATCTTGTTCTGAGATAATGCGTCCAGAATCTTCTGAGTCTGTGCTGTAGTATTCGCATTGATGTTCGCCGTATTGATTGCGCCGTTATAATTAACGCCATCAATACCACGCTGAGTGATACAGCAACAATCAGAAATTCTGTTCTGTGTCTCATTGAAGTTTCTCAAAGTCTCGTAACCGAGATTTGATATGCCGTTCTGTACACCCATGTAATCGTTCTGAAGGCTATCATTAAGTCTCCCGACCGAATTCTCAAGACCGTTGAAGTTCATCGCATTACATAATCCCGCTTCCGTCACTGGTTCAGAATGATTGCCTCTATTCCAAAATCCGCCTCCCATCATCATCAGAATCAGCAAAGCGAAAATCCACATTCCACCGTTGCCAAAATAATCATCATTATCCTTTGTCACGGCGGCAATGTCCGACAAGCTCATGTTTTCCATTTCCTTCTCCTTCCTTCGGATAGACCGAATAAGTAAAATAATTGACGATAAATTTAACTAACTTCCGCGTAAGTTAAATAATTTCTAAAAAACTAAAATAACTTTCGCTAAATTTCACTTGCGCAAGTGGTTTTTAAAAAAATAGGGTAGTTTTTTTAAATATGTGTGCTTAATCGTGTCAAAACGTGTCATTTCGTGTCAGAAACGACACATTTTGTGCCGATTCTAAGTTTCACTAGCTATTTAATGCTGTTCATAAATTCGTTTACATCGATTCCACGTTCTCTACAGATGGACCGCACCATCTGTTCCGCAGATACTCCCCTTCCCGATAACATACCAATCACGTTCTGCATTTGTCTTGAATCGTTCATCATAGCTTTTGCCCGATTCGCTAGATCGCCTAGCTGATTATTGTTCTGATTCCTGAATATGCTGCTTCCCATTTAAGACTTCCTCCTTAAACTGTTCGAACTCTGCCTTTGTGATGTACTCCTGTGAAACATTTGGTGTAGCCGTGACCTCTTCAAATCGAAAGATTCGAATTGTTGGGAATCCCGCACCGTCGGTTGACTTGAGATAGAATATGTCCTCTGCACCATCGAATAGTGCAACAACGCTGTTCGGGCGCATTTGATATGCTTTAGCACCGTCAAGACCAGTTACCCTCACAAGCTGTTCATTGCCCCCATAAGGCTGATAAAATCCGTACATGGTAGTATTCCTCCTTGTCCAAATTGTAATAAGAAAGACGACGGTCAACCTTTCGATTAACCGTCGTCTTCCTATCACATTTCTACCTGTAAACCCCTCGTTGCCGTGGAGGCAATATTGGGTCATATGCCTGTACTTCGTCGTACTTCCGTTTAAGCCTACTGATAATCCTATCAATTGTCGAAACAGACAAGTTCAGTTCCATGGCTTGCTTTGTTCTGCTCCAACCCGCCGCACGTGTACGCATTACAATTTCTTCATCTTCGGACAAGTTCGCCTGTTCGATGAACCGTTCCAACACTATTTTAGTCCAGATTACTTCGTTGGTCATGTCGCTCACCTACTTTGTTAGATGTTTCAGAGGGTCAACAGGCTCTCCGTTAATCATCATCTTAAAGTCAAGGTGTGGGCCAGTGGAGACACCCGTATTTCCTGACCGGGCGACTTCCTGACCCCGTGCAACCTTCTGCCCCCTCCTTACACCGACTTTAGACAAGTGGCTGTACTGAGTGACTACTCCGTTTCCGTGGTCAATCTGAACGATGTTTCCATAGCCACCTGACCAACCGGTCGCTACAACCGTTCCGCCATCGGAAGCGCTAACCCTTGTACCTTCAGGAACGGCAATGTCGATTGCTGGGTGATTCGAGGAAGCACCAGCAGTCGGCGCATTTCTGTAGCCGAAATAGGAAGTAATTGTTCCGTGTGCCGGGTAGATGTACTTTCCGGTTGACTTACCTTTACCTTCTTCATCAAGTCCAAGTGCCTGAGCTTCCTTGTAGTACTTCGAATCCTTACCAATCTTCACACGGTTTCGATTCTCGTACAGATAATTGATATCCTCTTTGGTAATGCCTGCGTCCATCAGTTTTGCTAACGACTTCGCCGCACCTTCCGCATTCTCAACCTTGCACGCCTGTTTGAACTCACGTGCCGTGTCTGAGTTCTCAATCATCTTCCGGGAAATGTCCTCTTTCGACCAACCCTGTTCGGCGAGGTAGTTTGTGTACTCGTCCATGCGAGAAAATGCCTTTTTATCCCATTTTTCAATGTCTTTATGGTATCTCGTACGAGTTTCGCTTATGATTGCCTCATTGAATTTTTCCCGAGTTTCTTTCGAGACTCCGCAAGCCTTCATCAGCTTTTTTCTACGCTCACAATCCTTGTACCAGTCTGTGATAGAGATTGTTCCTTCTTTAAGGTGCTTCTTCCAGTCCTTCTTGATATAGTTGACTACAGCCTCTTCACGGTACTCACCCTTCTTGCCCTGGGCTTTTGCGAGAGCTTTTTCAACGTCGGCATCGAAAGCCGCCTTTTCGCGTTCCTTCTTGTCTCTCGTGAAGCCCAAAGAATCGAGCTTATCATCGAGCTTCGAACCTTCCTTGACTCTGAAAAGAGCCTTAATCGTTCTGCCTCCGAGTCCTTCATCGTCCCAAAAACCATAGTCGTCTGTATCCTCTGAGTTTGAGAGTTTTTCATAGGCGCTCTTGAGCTTTCCGAAAAGCGAGTTTGATTTAGCCGCCTTTTCCGCTACTCCACCGAGCTTTTTCTCTACAGCGTTAGGCTCCCCAGGAACTGAACCGCCCATTTCCTTGTACTTCTTTGCGAATACATCCACGCGATCCTCTGCGGCATCCGCGAAAACAGCGAACGGATCAGGTAGTCCAAGGGCGTTAGTTATTGCTCCAACGTCTCGTTTCGCATTGGCAAAACCGAATCCCGCAAAGGCGAGAATCGTGTTCAGGAAATCGACACTATCACCGATTGACAAGTCGTTATCCGCTTTTTTCTTGTTGTACTTATAGAGCGCTTTATTGATTGAGTAAAGCCAATCAGAAGTAATGTTGCTCTGAGACATTAAGCTGAAATAATCAACTTCCTCTCCGCTGAGAAGGTCAAGTGTCGTATTGAATACGCCCCACAACTCTTCGAATCCCGGAATCTGCCGAATTGGGTTTTCATTTGACCAGAAGTTATCGCCAAACAGTTCTTTGAATGCCGCAAGATAGGTGATAGGCTCACCATCATCCTTCGCCTTATCCGTTTTTCTCATTGCCTGAATGAGAGTCTTTGCAAATGCCGCCGCAAAGGAATTGATTGTAAGAACCGTCGCCATCTTCGTGACTGCTTTAGCGGCTTTCACCTTTTTCCCTTCCTTCTTGTAACGGCTTGCTTCGATTAAAGCGTCTCTGAAGATATTGAATGTCTTTAAAGGCTCCGCTTTAAACGAGGAAACAGATTTGGCGATGACATTCTTATCACGCATAATCTGTGCTCTGTGAAGTGGAGAATCTACCGTCTGAGTGTAGTCGAAAATGTATGCCGCACGTTCACCGCAGTACTTAAGAAATTCTTCACTGCCCGGTTTCAAGTCTTTCCGTGTTGCCCTTGTCTCTGCCTTTACAGCTTTCCAAATGTGGAGCCATGTTCTAAGGTCTGCCGCTTCATAAACGCCCATGGCGAGCTTATCACGAATAGACTTTTTGTTCATGATAATATCCTCTGACGAGCGAGAAAAGTTCAGTTCATGGTTGCCTTGGAACTTCCACCACGTGATAGGGCAATACTTGTTCATTTCTTCAATAAGAGCGTTCCGCTTTTTCGACTGAATCTTCGGTGGAAGCATTGTGTCTTTAGGACTCCGCAAGAAGAAATACTTCGGGCTAATTTCCATCCACGCTCTACATACTGCCGTGTACTGCTGTGCCCATACACTAAGGTTTGCGGCAATAGCAGCTCTTTTGTAGTTGTTCATTCCGGCATTGATAATCTTCGACCAACCGTCAACTTTCTTGTCCTGCTGGTGTCTAAAGTCGTTGATGATATTCTTCGTGTAGTCGATAGACTGAACACCGAACGCACGAATCATCTGATTGCTCACGTCACCTGTATTCAAAAGTCGAGTAATGGCTTTCAGTGCCTTCTGTGAAGAAGCGTACAGATTCATTTCATCGCAGTGACGAGCAAACACTCTGATACAATCCTCAATCACAAGAGCGTTCTCTGCTTTTTCGTTTACGTTCTTACTCCATCCAGGGTCAGGAATACCCGCAATGCCGTTGTAGCCTGTTTCAAGGTTTTTGAACTTTCCGTCCTGGACCGTGTACATTGGGAAATAATTTTCTTCCTCGAACAGTCTAACTCCGTACATTTCCATGGAGGCTTTATTTCCACGCTCCGCAATAACCGTTGAAAGATAATCTTGCATAGCGTTGGCGAAATCCTTCTGCTTTTGAGTGAGCCGTGAGAACATATCCGCCAAATCTGCATCGGTAACTGCCACCGTCTTATAGTCGGTCATGTCACGCATAAGCACCTTGTCGGCTACCTTCTCACGAATCTTCCGTGTGTCCTTGTTAATAACAGGAACACGGATTCCTTCACCGTCGCGAATGTGACGCATAGCTGCTTCACGCTTCGCCAGCAGATAAAGCGACATAATCTGAGTGTCGCTCACATCAATCTTCTTTCCCGATTCAAGCTCAATCTCGTTCCTGTGGTCTTGCCACTTCTGAGCGTCACTGTGTCCACCATTAAGGCGCAACCACCGCTTGTTCCCCGGAAGGGTTTCAACGAACTCTGCCGTCTCCTTTGTGTACTGGAAATACTTATCCTGAGAGTTTCTAAGCACGTCCCAAATATGACTGAATGTGCCGCCGGCATTCTTGAAAAAGCTCATCGGTGTTACGTTATCAAAGTTCACAAAGTCACGAACTAATCCATACGCACCTTTGAATTTCTTCGCTTCGCCGTACTTCTTAATCATTTCTTCAAAGTCATTGCAGATATTATCACTGATTCTTTTGTACGACTGTTTCAGTCCGTTCAGGTCCATTTCCTGTCCTTCGGTAATCTCAAATCGGATGCCCTTCAGAACATCTTTTACAACCTTCAACTCTTCGAGGGTCATATCTCTCATAGGCTTGTTGATGGAAGCGAGCACTTCAAGATTATTCATGAGAACCTCGTTCTCTGTGAACATACCCTGATACTCCTTCTCTTTAGAGATTTCACGTAGGGCCTCTCTTAAAGCGTGAATCTTTAAAGCGGCCCCTGTAGGGGTTCCCGTCTTTTTAATCTCCCTCTGCTCTGCCTTAACAGAGTTTGCCGTCTGAATGTCGAGAGCTACAAGAGCTTGTGCGAGCGGTCTCCGAATATCCTGTGGAATGTTTTTCTCGTACTTCCGCTCCTTCGTGAGAAGTCGTGAAGAAAGCCATGCGTAGTTCACGTTGATGTTATTGAGAACCTTCTTTTCCTCTTCACGGCGCTTCCGCTTTTCTTCCTTCGCTTTGTTCTTTTCCTTCACCTTCTCGATACGTTTTTCCCTCGTATCAATCATCTTCTTGTACTTCTTTTCCTGAGATTCGAGCTTCTTCTCGTATTTCTTCGCCTGATTTTTCGCCGCAGTTTTCGTTTTCTCCAACGTATCGTTTGTGTCTTTCAGTTTGGCGGCGAGAGCGTCCCTTTCACCCTTAAGGCGATTCTTCATGGTGTCATACTTTTCCTTCTGCTTATCTGCATAGGTTTTGTACGATTCCGCATCCTGAATAAGAATTTCCGAAAGGTCGTTAACAAGAGCCTTTTTCATCTGATTACAGTCATATTCGCTCAATCCATTAAGACTATTCGCCCAAGACTGCATACGTTCTTCCAAGATATACGGTAAACCTTCTTCGTTGTGAAGCTCTCCATCTTCTTGTAATGCACTGCCTAATCCCATTTTGGTATCTTCGGTGCCGAAAAGAGCTGTTGATATATCAGGGTTCTCATTTAAATACGTGTCAACATTCGACTTCTTCCTGTTCGAATCAGCCACCGCAGAAGCAAAGCTTCCTGTGTAACTAGCGCTTCCGTGCCTTACGGTAACATACTGGAAATGTCTATTCATTTCGGAAACCGTTACGTTGTTGACCGTTCTATAATCGCCCCACTTTGAGCGTTCAATGTAGATAGGATTCTTTCTGAGAGCACGCTTAATATTGAGAAATTCACGCATTTCGTCGTTCTCATAGTTGTAATCAATCACATCAACAATTTCTTCGCTTGCCTTTTCCAAGACATCGTAAACGACATCCATATTCGGATGTTCCTTCTGAAGCTCATAATATGCCGTTGTGAGTGCGTCCACCGCAAAATCTCTTGTCTCACGCATGGTTTTCTTCGACATGGTGGTATCATCACCGACAACCTTATGAAGGAGATCGCCGACTTTGTTCTTTACGGACTTTGCGTTCAGAACCTGTCCATGTGTGAGTTTTTTATCTGCCTTGAGCGGTTCGATAACGGAATCAATTGTTTCACGGATTTCTGCTCTCGTGTCGATGTTATCCTGTTTAATCATAGGGTTGAAGCGAGGGAACGACTGTTTCTTGAAATCTTTATGGTCTTTCGTCTCTTCATTCCAATTGATAAGTTCGTTTACAAGTTCGCTGTCTTCGCTGTTCTCAATGTTCGTGAAGCCTTTAATGTAATCGTCGTACTCATCATCATAACCGGAATCTTCGGACTCCGTTTCGAAACCGTTACGCCGTCTGTATTCGATTAACTGTGCTACACGCTCTTCTCTTTCGAAAAGTTCGTCGTACTCGTCCTCCGTACCCTTTAAGCTGTCGAGCTTTTCCTGGTCGGCAATCGTCCATCTTTCATCACCGTATTTCTTAAGCTGCTGTTCATACTCTTCCGGTGTTAAGTGTCGGATATAGTCATAATCAACATCAGGTTCAACTTCCATAGAATAATCATCATTCACGGAATAAGATTTTCCTTCACGCTGTACCATCTTTCCGAGACCCATAGCAAGCTTTTTGTTATGGAGTGCTGTTGTCAAAAACTCTTCGGCATCCTTAAGAAGATTGTACTGAGAGAACAGAGCTTCCTTGTATCTGCTGTCGAACTGATTTCCGAGACCGAATATATCCCGAATCTTTCTGATTACCCTTCTGACGGCGTTTAGAAGCGTTCTGCCGGCTTTAAAATGCTTTTCGGTAATTCTGTCCATGAACTTATCATCATGCAGAATTTCGCCCATTTGAGAGCAAATAACTTCTTCTAAAGCCTGTTCGTCATTCAGCTTCTTACCCGCTTTCTTGTAGCGTTCTTTCACGTCCTTAATCGTCTCGTTGAAGTTCTCCGCATTATCCTGTGTCCACATCGTCTTGAACGCTTTGGCGAGGTTATCATACCCCTTCATGTCATAATCCTTGATACCGTGGACAAGTTCGTGCATTGCGGTATATGCCATGTTTTCCGATGGTGTTGCAGAATTCAAGATGATTGTATTCGTTGCATAGTCAAAGAGACCGTTCACATCGGCTCCGCCTGTGTAGCTCTGAATGTCATCGGTGAGTTCAATATTCACCGAGAAAATATCGGCGAACTGCTTGAGCGCTTTTCTTGTTTCGGCATTCGCATTTCCGCTTGCCTTTACGGTAAAGCCGTTGCCGCCCGAATCAATTTTTCCCGCCCGAATCATGGAGTCTACATCTTCTGCCTTGAATCCGTAGTTTTCCACAATGTCACGCTTGATTGTATCAAGGATAGTATCAGGCTTTCCTTCCTTCGCCGCATTATAGGCACGCTCCATCTGCCGCATAAGCACGTTGTAATCCGCTTCCGATGAAACGTCCGCTTTGTTCGAAATCTCCTGAACTACGCTCTGACCGATAGAACCCATATTGTTGGAATACTCCGATTCATATCTTCCTCGAACTTCGTTCTTGTAGACTTCGTTCTCTTCCCGTGCACGTGCAACAAAGTTATCTGCCGCCTTTGCAAAGAGATATTCCCTTGTCGCTTTGTTCGTCTCAACCGCATTAAGTGTGCCGTCGCTGTTCAGAATCTGAGGCAACTTCTCACCGGTCGCCTTTTCGAACACTTCACGCTCTTCTGTTTTGTTTGACATGAGCGTTTCAACGTCTTCGGGATTAAGCGTTCCTGTTTCAAGGTTTCCCGCCGCTCTTGCCACATCGCCAATTTGAACATCATCAAGCTGTCTATCTTCATCGAAAGACTTATTCATTTCAATGGCCGTATCGGTGACTCTCTTCACAACTTCGTCTCCGTGCTTCTGTGCCACTTTAGACGATCCGTTAATAAGTCTGTCTGCCCCAGCGTCAAGGTTTTCATTCTCAACTTTCCGCATAGCCAAATTCCGTGCAGTCTGAATGGACTCCGAGTTCTTTGTCATTTGAACATTGATTGCGTGAGCCATATCTGCGTACTGCTCCAAGGCAATATCCGTTCCCTCGTTTGCAGTGTCTTTAATCGCCTGTGCTCTTGTGGCAATTTTGCTATCCTCTACGTTTACCGCAATATCTGCCATTGCCTGTGCCGTGTTGTAGCTTGATACCTTCTCCGAGAGCACGTTCCTAAGAATTTCAGGGCTGACATTATCATCAAGTCCCCTCATGCTCTTCACTACATAGTCTTGCTTCAAGCTGTCTCTGACATTTGCTCCATAGGAAAGAGCACGACCGTTAGTCGCAACGCCCGTTACCGCTGTCATGATGTATGCAGAAGCCATGGCATCCAAAGTTTCGGATGCGGAAAATTTCTGTTTTACAGAAACCATCTTCATGTAATCTGCCGTCATTTCATCTTCAAGTTTTTTCGCCTTTTTAGAGTCTCCAGAAATGCTTGCGGATAAATACTGTTGCATTTTCTCTGCCATGGAAGCAGCTTGCTTTTGACTCATGCCCGAATCGACATAGGATTGAATCTGCTCTTCCAGGAACTCTTTACTGTTAATGTCTTCGCCGTATACCTTCGCCAGTTCTTCACGGCTGACTCCGTATTGTGCCGCCTCATTCGAGATTCTATCTTCAAGGTTATCAGAACCACTGAGAAGCATTTCACGATAGCTCTTTTCTCTCCGTTCATCTACGGCATTTCCATAGGAAAGGTTCGAGATAGGCGCATCCAAAAGACCGCCTACAAGTTCTTCGGTTGCTTCTTCTGTTCCACCAAGGGCAAGCTTCGCACCCGAATAAGCTACATTAGCCGCAACATTTCCGAATCTGTTTCCCACACCTACGGCGAGTCTATCAAGTGCAGTTGACTTTAAAGCACCGAGACCAGTTTTTTCAAGAGCCGCCCCGGCACCTGTGAGCTTGCTAGCAAGACCGGCACCGGCGAACATGTACTCTGTTCCCGTCTCTTTAAGTGCCTGGAGCACGGAATAGAGTCTATCTTCTCCGGCTGTTGCCCCCTGTGCTTCCGCACTGCCCCTTGTGTTACCGTATGTTCTAGCCGCCATGGACACCGCCCAATACGGACCAAAACTCATATCTGCCGCCGTACCAAGACCCGACGTATAAGCACTCATGAGGATTTTTTCAAACCGTGTCAATCCTTCCATGGACTTCTCAACCTGTTTGTCACCGCTTGCCTGAATCTTCTCTCCGGCTGAATATAGCGCCTTTCCAGGGTTATACATGCCACCGCTACGCATATACTCTTCTGCGTTGTTATAGCCTTCCTTGACCCCTCTGAGCGTGTTCTTAGTGCCCTCTGACACGTCCTTCCGCTGAATCTGATTGTTGATGAATCTATCTTCTTCGAATTTGTTTGCCTTGACGATGGACGCTCCACCATGTCTTGTGTACACGTCCGCAACGTCACCAGCTGTTTTTGCAAATCCGCCGACAATCTGCTTTCCTGTTCCGACTGTAGCGTCACTTAATCTCTCATCGGCACGAGCAAGCTTTGTATTGGATAAATCAATGCGGTTGTTATCCATTCTCCGAGAAGCCGTAGAACCGTTCTGATGTTCGCCCATTTCCATAGGTGAAGCACCATAGGAAACCTTTTCCTTGCTCCGATTCTTTGAGAGCTGCTTCTGTGTTTCTTCCAGTTTCTTCTGATTCTCAATCTCTACCTGTCTGTCCGACTTGTCGGAAATTCTTTTTAATGAAGTCGCTTGGTTCGCACGCTCTGTCTCTTCGTTCTTCTTAATCCGTTGTGCTTCATCGTAGTACTTGCCCGATTTATTCTTTACACTCTCACGAACGGCGTTAACGTCCTTGTTAAAGTTGTTTCCAAGCTGTGAGCTTCCGTTTGACCCGCTCTCTTTTTCCTTCGACTGAAGATTCTTCCGTACGTTTTCTGCTTCAATGCGATCCTGATTATTTTTCTTAACCTCTGCCATTCCACGAACCGCTTCTTGCTGATTCGCATTCTTTGTTCCGTTGAACTTTCCTTCATGCTGTTTCTGCCCCGAGGACTCTTGTTCCATGTAGTCTTTTGCACGCTGTCTGTTCTGTTCGGTTATCTCATTCTCAATCTTAACCTGTTTTTCGTGGATAGGCTCGGTCTGCTGTTCAGACATAACACCGTCATGGAGCTTTGACGGACTGGAAGTTTTCGCATAGCGATTCTCTACCGCCTGAATACCCTCTCTTCTCTTTTTCTCAATAGACTGCTGTCTTTCACGCTTTTCAGGATTATATTTTGCGGTTTCCCTTGTTGCCTGAAAAGTATTTCCGGGACGAGAAGTAGACGAACGCTCCCTGTTAAGGTAGCTGTTCGCCGCTTTTTTCCGTGCTTCATAGCTATCACGCTGTGAAGAAGTAGAAGGTGTGGAAACGCTCTGAACCCTTCTCTTTACTTCCTTCTTGCTCTTGTTTGCGTTGGTAGAAAGGAAAGAGTTTCCGGAAGAGCCGTTCCCCGAGTGAATGTTCTGATACTCTCTATAAGCCTGACTTCCGCTCTTTTTAGGTGTAGACTTCCTGACTGCCTTTACACGCTTTTTTACTTCCTTCTTGCTTTTGTTCGTATTAGTAGAAAGGAAAGAGTTCCCGGAAGAACCCTTTCCTTTATGGGCTTTTAGATACGCTTCATACGCTTTCTTATCTTTCTTTCCCAAGGCAATGCCCCTTTCTATTTCTTCTTGTTTTTCTGAAGTTTGGATGCCGCCGACATTACTTTATCGGCAAATGACTTTCCACCGCCACCCGAACTGCTTGAACCTCTGGAAGTCGATGCGCTAGGAGAGTAATAAGTGCTTCCGCCGCTTCTTCTACCACCGCCGCTACTCTTCCGAGAGGACTTCCGACCCCCGGAAGAGCTACTTTTTTTTGCCTGATATACGTTCACATTGTAATTAAGCCGATTCATGAGAGCATCTTCCTTGAAGTTTTTACCCTGCCAGTAATTGTTATTCTTCTGCTCATATCCCCACTGACTATCGGACACCTTGTCTCTGTACCGTCCATATGACGTGTCGTCCGCGTCTCTAAGTGCAGACAATGAGGTGGAAGCACGATTATACGCTTTATCTTCAAGCTCCATAGCCTTTGTGGCAAATTCAGCGTTATAGTCGTTTCTCGACTGCTGAGCCGCACTAACCGCATAGCTTGTTCCAAATCCACCGTTAAGTGCCGCCGCATCCCCCATTGTATTTCTAGCCGCCTGTTCTCCACGCTGAGTGTAAAGCTTCGCCAACGACTGATAACTAGCGTCCTTTGTTGGGTCGTATTTCCAATTTACGACATTATCAAGGGCGCCTGAGAGCTGCTTGTCATACGCTCCCTTATATCCCGATGGTGCTTTGTATGTAGGTGATTTCACAGTTGGGGCTTTCGTTTTCACATACTTTATTCCGCCCATTATTTATACTCCTTTCGTAAGTATGTTTTTGTTTTAGCATATAAGAAAAGCGGGACTTTATTCGCCCCGCCACACCGCTATTTCAAGCGAATTCGCACATATACCGTTCTGTTTTCGTATTTCTGTTTTCTCTTCGGACCGAGGTTTTTCGGTTTAACGTCTGAACCGCCAGCCGAATACCACAAGGCATGTCCGTTCTTATCCTTGCCGACATACACCATCGTATGAGGCTTATGAGCAAACCCGCAAATGTCGCCAGGTTTTAATTTTGCCTGTTTCCATTTCTTCCGAGGATAGGCAATCTTCGCCTTTTTCTTGATAATGTTTTTCCCTGTTCCGTGAATCTTCGTATCAAGCCAAATGTACTTTCCCTTCGGAAGCACACCAATTTCCTGTAAACCGAAAGAGATAAAGGTCGCACAATTCGTTCTCTTGCCCTTTAACGCACTGGACAAGCTCTTACACGGGTGATTTGCGTTATACTTCACACCAGCTTTAATTAACTTATGTGCGATCACCTTAAGTTCTTTCAGCAGCTTATCCGCCTTTGTGCTTTTCGGAACGGATACGAGGCGGACATATTTATGTCCTTTGCTGTCCTTCCAAATCGTCCAACCCTTAAGCGCCGGAACATAGATGTAGTAACCTTTAATTTTCGTTGCATGAACCTTTGTTCCAACCGAAAGAGTCTTTTTCAGCTTCGACTTGTAAGAAGGCTTGACCCTCAGGGGGTCAGCCTTGATAACAACATAAGTTCTGTTAATCTTCCTACTTTTTGCCACGATACACCGCCTTTCCATTGCTGTTAAAAACGGAATAGCCGTTTTTATCGGCACACTTCTTTGCGTTGGCAAGACTTGTGAAAGCTCCCTTCTGAGACTTTACATCTTTCCACGATTTGCGGACACGGTATGTCTCTTTCGGCTTTGGCTTTGAATCTCCCTTAAACGCAACTCCAAGATATGCACAGATACCTTTCGCGATTGCTTTACCGTATGCATCAGGCTTGCCTTTAAGTGTAGCCAAGTCTGCCTTTATACTTCCTGTTTCGAGGATACAAGCGGGCATATCCGTTCCATTCAGCTCCCAAAGGTTAGTTCGCTTCTGGACGCCTCTGCTCTTCATCTTTAAGTCTTTCTTGATATACTTTTTAAGGCACTTGCCGATTTTCTTTCCGCTTGCGGATACGTAGAGCGGCATTACACCCTTCGGCGCTCCGCTATAGTCGCAGTGAATCGACACATAGAGCTTGCACCCTACGTTATTCGCCCAGCGCACATCTTCAATCATGTTCTTGTTGTTTCCATGGTCGGCATCCGAAATCACGGATACACCCGATTTCCGCAGATACTTAACAGCGGCCTTTGTGATTTTCAGCATGAGCGCCGCCTCCGTGTATTGTTTCCTACCGGACTTGTACACGCAACCGGGGTCCCAGCTTCCGTCTAAGCTCACGCCATGCCCACAATGTACCGCAATCGTCTTACTCATCATCTTCACCTTCTTCTTCGTCTGCTTCGTCCTCTTCTTCTGCCAGTTCGAAATCCTGTACTTCATCGTCGGTCATTTCAATATTCGGTCGCACATTGAGTCCCAGTGCCTGCTGAAAAGACTGATTCAGACCAACGGAAGCAAGGCCCGAAACAGCACCGAATACAACACCGTCAAAAGTAATTCCTGTGGTAGCAATTCCGCAAACGATACCGATGATGAACAGTGCGGTTGGAATCCACTTGTTATCCATCGGAAGCCAACGCTTCATTACAAAACCTACGCACAAGCAGAAGGCCACAATCTGTGGTACGAAATACTGAGTAATAGTTGTCATGTCCATTTCTTCCTCCAAATCCGCTCCATGGGAGCTTTTGTTTATATGAGTGATAATTTATACCTTGGGTGAATTAAAAGCCGTCAGAACGCAAATATGAGCCGTATAAGGCTATATCAGCGTCCTATCAGATAGTCTGTTAGCTCCGCTTTCGCCTGTTTCATCGCTTCAACGTCGTTTCCATCTATTCCATGAGCGAGAAGTGCCAACAAGGCACGCTGCGTAATTGCGTTCCCCTCTTCTAACTGATTCAGTCTTTCATAATCCGCTACTGCTTTTTTCTCAAGCTTTCCAAGTCGTTCATCTTGTGTCTTATTTGGCTTCTGCATTCTATTGATACACTCCGCTATTACTTTTACTGCGGCTGAAATAGCTACTATTGCTCCCGCCAACCACAAAATATCGCTTACCGTAAACATGATAGGGTGATTCATTACGCCCTCCGTTCCCAGATATGCACGCCGTAATAGCCAGGATGGTATGCGGTATTCGCAAAGCTACCTGTTCCTGTATCGGTAATACTAGCGCTACCTGTTGTTTTACAATCTCTCTGCTCTCCGGAAGGGCTGCTACTTGTAGCTGTGCGAATCATTGGAACCTTGTATTTTGCCGAATGGTCGGTAAACTTGCCCCCGAAAGTTTCAAACTGCCACGTTTTCTGAGTCGCAATTGCGTAATATCCTTTGCTCGACACATTGTGAGTGTGCCTCATTCCATGCACGTGCGGTGGAAGATTCGATGATGTAATAACGTGGTCTGTAGAACCACCTGTAGAACCGCCCCCGCTCATAACCGCTTTGAGATAAACATCATCGGTAACGTGGTGCCATGTTCCACCGAAAACCGCTTCCGGATTGAAGTTATCATCACTTGTCATGTATACAGAGCCGACCGGGTAAACCTTCTCGTACAGCTGGTCTTTGATGGCACCCATGATGGAGTCAACATCAAGACTCAGCTTTGTACCGCCCGTAGAGTCTGCATTACAGTTTACGTACACGCCGCCTTTAAGGTACAAATTACCGTCCCAATCGAGGGCGTAGGCGTTGGAACGTACAGTTTCGAGTCCTTCTGAGTTTCCGTTACCCACAATGTCCGCAAACTTATTGTCATTATCTGCGACATTGAATCTACCTTGTACGTGCTGGTTTCTGCCGTTGGCAATTGTCGCCGTACCTTCCGCATGAGAACACATGCCCGCCGCCTTTGTGTTTATTCCCTCGGCATGGGATGCGGCACCACTCGCTGTTGTTCCACGAGCGCCCTCTGCGTGAGAGCTCTCGCCACTTGCTATCGGGCCAGTTCCCTCTGCATGGGATCTATCCCCTGAAGCTGTAGTGCCCCGCCCTTCTGCATGAGAATCTTGCCCTGTTGCTTTGGTGTCTCTTCCTCCAATGTCCGTTGCCGTGAGAACTATATCCGTATCGAGTGCCTTCTCATTCACCTTCCGTGTAATCGGAACGTACTTCGAGAAGTCGATAACAGCAAGTTTCACCCACTTGTCGTTCGCATAAATGTAGGAAGTGTACGCTGTCCCGGCTTCATTCATGACAAGGTACAGAATTCCTGGATCGCCAACTTCGGGGAGTTCATCAACAATCTTGTTGCCGACAATGTTCACCTGTAGATTGTTTAAATAATTATTGATTTCCTGTAGAGCCTTTGCCCATTTATCCGCAAGGTCTTTTTCTAAAGACCCTTCGAGGGCGGTAACTCGTCCGTTAAGGTACTTGTAGCCAACGTCACTTGAAACAACATATGTTTCCTCGCTGTCTCGTACCTCCATTCTTACATCAGACATATTTCGTCCTCCTTCGTTCTTGGTGGAGTTTCTCTAAGACTTCCACCGACTGGTATCTGAACAACCTTTGCGCTGCATTTGTTGCCGTTCTCATCGCCCCATTTAAGCTGAACCTGAACTCCTCCTACTTGGAATCTCATTGTTTCTTCTGCCGTTAGGTGGCATTTTACATTTGCACCGATTGTTTTTATTCCTGATATTGGATTGTCGGGGTCGGAATCATCAAAGAATTCTTCGCTAATGTCTTTGATTTCAAGCTCTTTATTGTATTTTGTAATGCTTACTTCATTCTGCTGAAAGGTCACAAGAACGACTTTTTCTTCGCTCAAGGCGTTCCTGAACCTGTCTCCGTAAACATCTATTGATACCGTGAAGGTATCACCTCTTACTATTGACATATTCACCTCCTACGCCGTTCTCTTCCACACATACACGGCTAAGTACGGTGGCATATTCTTTCCCGCTCCATCACTTCCTGTCCAGTCCGTACTACCAGCATATCTGAGTCCCGAGGCATCCGCACTTGAAGCATTCTTCTTTCCAACAATCGCATACCGTGCACTGCTTGCTGTTGACGTTCCTACACGTACTCTTTCAACCGTGCCGTTCATATAAGCGTTAAATCCATCACCAGTAGCCGGTTGATGAAGGTGCTTCACCACTACTGCGTCAGCAGAACCACCAGTGCTACCGGGACCGTATGAGTTACCGGAAGCAAGAAGGAACGTGTCTTGAATCCGCTCCCACGACCCACCAAACAAGGTTGATGGGTCTGTGGAATTCACGCTCATATAGATTGAGCCTACGGGATAGCATTCTTTCCAAATCCCACCCTTCATAAGCTCAAATACCTTTTTTAGACCAATGTCGTCTAGTTTCATAGGCTATCTCCTAACCGAATACCTGTGTAAAGATACTCTCAATCGTTGTGTTCGAAATTGGCGAATCTGCTGTTCCTACGGCTGGCAAGCTCGCTCTCGTCACTTTGATTACACCGTTCGTCTGCGATACAGACGATACATATTTTCCCTCTTCGGCGACATCACCTACACCGAGTCTTCCAATTGCTGTAGAAACCATGGCTTGTACACCGTCAACCGACGCATAAGTTGAATCGTTTGTGAGCTGTGAAACCTTTGTCGGAATCTCCGTTTTCTTTGCGTATGGTGTGAGGTCAATATCGGTTGTGCCGATTTTCTCATATCGCGCCGCTGTACTGCCGTCTGCCGGAAGGAAAATGTATTCGTCATAGCTGTTCTGATTCGTGCTACCGCTATGTGCTATGAGGTAGATAACACCCTTCTTTCCGTCCGATACTGCCGGAAGGGAATCAACAATCTTGTATTCAAACGATGTGATTTTCCCTACTGCGCCCACAATACTTTGGCTAAGCTGTTCCGAAGTTACAACATCGCCTTGCGACTGTGCGGCTTCAAGATTTATCGTAAACATCGTTGCGAATTGAGTTTTTTTAGCCTTAACTAAGCCATTTTCTTGCGATAATTCCGAAACAAAGTATTGTCCTTCATCTATCGTTGACGGAATATCTTTATCAGCCAAATCAAGCGTATTCAGCTTGTTTGTAATCTTTGTATTAACATCATATTCCGTCTGGTAATACGAATCATTTGTGAGCTGTGATGTCTTCGTTGGAATCGCCGTAATTTCTGCCTTCTTTGCCAAGAGAGACTTAATCTTTGTGAGAATTTGTGTTACACCGGCATTGTCTAAATAAGTTGCCATAACTACCCCCATTAATCGTTAAATAGATTGTTCAATAGAGACGTTATTTCATCTTCGGGTATTGGAGAAGAACCGTCTCCTTGAACTATAGTTGTATTGTTCGTGTAGAAATTCTTAATTTCTTTAACTGTCGTTTCCTTGGCGTCCGTGTTAGATACTTCATCTAACGCTCTTTGAACAGACTCCTTTAGTGATTGAAGTCGCTTCTCTCCGTCTATGTTCGGGTTGTGGTCATAATCAATTATCACTGCTTAACCACTCTTGGAGAACCCTGTCTGTATTTCCGTGTGAAAGAATCAATTCGACAACGACCGACACCAGTTAGCCGTACATAGAACCTCGAACATCTTCTCGGAACAATCGGCACATGCACCGAAAGTTCATTCTCTGCGGAAATCTCCTTTATGGTCTCCCATTTACAGTCACTGAGCTTTAGCGAATTCATAGCAATCTCTATCTTGAGTGTTGCTGTTTCGGGTAGCTGAACTCTCATCTGTAGCTTGGAATATATCTTCTGATTCTCGATGTATTCATCGAATGGTCCGAAAGTGGCACTCCACGGAATAGGTTCATCGTTCTTCACTGGTGCTATGTCAAAATCTTCTGCATCCAATACGAGAACATTTTTCTGTGCGTTATCCACCATCAAAAGCTTGTTCTTGTAGTTTCGGAAGCAGTGCACACCCACCGTGTCCTCGATATGCCAAAGTCCCGTGCCAGTATCGCAAACGAGAACCTTGTAGCCGCCGCCCTTCATGTGGATTGACGCATAGTATTTCTTATGGCGCGATCCCGACACAACATTGTCGTACTTCCAGTCGCCGAACTTTTCACTAATGCTGTATGGGTTTCCACCCTCATAGCACATAATCCCCACTGGCGACTTGTAGAAAATCATGTTGTTCACCGTCGCTATAGATTCACTTGAACCTTCTTCCACTCCGAAACCCTCGATAATCGAAGTTTGGAAAGATGAAGGTGCTGAACCGTAAACTCTGTGAATGAAGTTCTCTTTAAAGAACAGAAGGTGAGACGAGTACACCGCACAACCGGTCCAATTACCGTTCGTTCCTTGCTGTGCATAGTAGGAATCCATGCTTGTGTTCTGATAGTAATCCCATGACATAGGGTCTCCCAGTTTGCTGGCATAAATCGTATTATCCTTGTTGCTCACTCCCCATAGTCGGTTGTTCCACTCCATGAAGAAGTCAAGCTCGGGAACGACACGCTCAACCTTTAAATGGCCCGCAAAGAATCCTGTGTACTTGCTGTTCATTAACGTGCTTGCCGCACATGGACTAATGTATGCAGTAACCGAGGAAAACTCGTCTTTACTGAATTTGATGAAGATTCCCTCATACGTTCCCTTTGTACCGAGCGCAACCGAATTGTCGAAAGGGTCTCCCGTTTCGCCGTCATATGCCGTGTAATTGAACGTAGGAATAGGAATATCCCCAATCTTCAATACGTCAAGCACGGTAATAGGAATTTGCGGTGCTGTGAAGTTCCCTTCATCGTCTGCAAGCACACCTTCATTTCCCTCCGCAACCTTCACGGTTTTGTTGTTCAGTCCGACAAAATCCCCCGACAATCTGACAACATCGCCTATTCGAATCATACTTTTAAGCTCCGAGAACTTGCCGTTAAAGGTTTGCCCCGCAGCATATTTTTGTCCTCTTGCCGAAACCATCAGATATAGGTGTTCCTGGTCTTGTGGGTCAATTAATACACGTCCTATCCAATCTGCGCTGTAGTCGTGAATCATGTAGTCTTCTGCCGGGTTCTCGATTCCATCAAGGTAATCTTCACTTACATTCTGATGGAAATACCCCATTGAACCGAAATCCTTAGTTCCTACGTTGAACCACTGCTTCGATGGGAAGAAACAAATGTAATTGTTCACCGCTACCATCTTCTCTTTTCCCGAAAGCGATATGTCGTACATCGTTCCATCGTACCAAAACCGCCATACTCCATCAGAGTCCGCACCAACGACCGCTAGCTTTGTTCTTGAATCTGTAGGGTCTCTACGCTCCATGAGGTCTTGAACCTTTGTACAATCAAGCGGAATCTCTGTAAACAAACCGCGTGCTTTTCTCTGAGTCAATGTTGGGTATAAGTCGCATGACATGTTCAGCATATCTGCCATTTCCCCCGACTCTACGGAAGCTTTTCTATTCAGTCCCTTAAACTCTATAACACGCTCTTCAAGCGGTGACGGCTTATTCTGTAATGCTTGTAGTGGCATTGCCTACACCCCCTTTAAAACACGTTTATAAAGCGTTTAGGGCTTCTTTTGTGATATGCCCTAGTTCTGACTGACCAATCCGCAAAATCCCTGAAATCGGCGATATGCTGTGCTTGGTCGTTCTCGTAATTCTCGTACTCTTCAAGGACGTAATCTATCCTTGCTTTAAGATATGATATATAGAGCTTGTCATATGGCGGTTTAACCAAAAGGTCTTTATCCATGTCCAGCTTCAAGTCGTAGCTTGTAACCGGCACAATCTCCATTTGGTCTTGCACCTCTGCTTCAATCTCGTTGATATATCCCAAGAGCATTTCATCACTGAAAGAATTCGGCTTCTCCGTCTTAATTAAATTCAGAAGGTCTTTTACTTTCATTTCTGCTCCTTTACAAAAAGGGGAAACAGAAGTTTCTGCTTCCCCCATCGCGTTTACACTTCACCGTAGTTTTTTGATGTCATTTCTTTCTGTTTCTGCATTGCTACCATCATCTGCTTGTCGGAATTCCTAAGAACTTCTGCCACGCACAATGGCACCTCTACAGGCTCTCCGCGCTTAATCTGATAGTCCTTCATGTTGACACCGACGTACACGCTGTCACCCATGCCCTCGATAACAGGAAGCTGAATTACTACGGTTTTTGGTTTTGCTTCTGCTTTATCAGAAGTTTTTTCTGCTACAGCAGATTCTACCTCTGCTTTTGCAGCTTCTTTTTTTGCTCTTGCCATATTAACTCCTTCGTTAATGCTTGGCTTTAGTTGGACACGTCCTCTGCCCCGGTGCAGGTGTGCTCGATTCTTACCATTCTGAAATCGTCAAGAATCGTTGCTGTCTTGTTCAGCTTCCAACCCATTGTTGCTCTCTGATTCAGTGGGTCCGCAGTTCCGCCCGAGCCAAGCTGTTTAGTAATAGTTTCGATTCCACCACCGTTAATGGAAGTGATACCGTATGCATCCGCACCGAGTACGAGGGTAGCATATACAGGTACGGTTGCTCCTGCATCTTCCTTGCTCCAAATCTTCGCCTCGGTAGACTCTACAAAGCGCACTCCGTACATGTGACCGATTTCTCCGTTGAAAATCTTCTCGGAAGTTGTGTACTTCTGAGCCTCAATCCATTCAGGGTCATTCATCAGGTCATATGCGGTATCGGTGTGAACGATTGCCACGTAGCTGTCACCAATCTTCGGTGCGTTATGTCTCTTCAGCCAACGAACCGCTTTCTTAATGTCCGCAATTTTCAGGGTGTCTGTTGCCTTAAGCCCCGTTCTCAGTGTAGCTTCACCAGCGAAAAGCGCTTTGGTTCCAGCACAGAGAATATCTCTTGTAATGGTATCGGAAGTTCTGCCCGCCTGGGAACCGAGAAGCTTCAGTGTTTCCGCAGTCACCTGGTCAAATGCAGTAAGGTTCAGCAAGTCGGATGTGGTTACGTATCCGCCGTACTGCTTAATTTCTGCCTCCAACTTGGTTACGTTCAGGCTCTGACCATCAGGGGTTACACCCTCGGTGAGCGGCTTCTTATCCATCTTCGGAAGACTAGAGAACTTTCTGAACTCAATCTTCTTTCCGTTTCCTCCCGGAATAGGTCTCTTCTGACCGAACTGATCGTGTACCAGTTCAGGTTCTGCCGCACGAATCAGAACCTTGTCATAGAAGGTTTTCATTTCAGGGGACAGGTCGTTAGTAGGTTTGGTGGCCGCAGTGGTAACGTTGGTGTTCAAATCGAACAGGTTAAAAACGTACTTAAACATATTCTTTTGCTCCTTCTGTATTCTTGTATATCTCGATACAGACAAGAGAGCTTTAGAACGAGAATGTTTTACCACTCTCTACTTCCTTCAGAATCTTGTCCATATCATCATTCGTGAACTCTGAAGGATTTACCTTTCTTGCTACTGCCGGTTGGTGCTTTAGACCATTTTCAGCAGGTCGTGATTGTCTCTGTTGAATCTGATTCACTACATCCTGTTTTGCACTTCTTGTAGACTCTTCTGTGAGTCCTTTCAGAATGTCTTGTGTGTGTGTCGCTACAAAGGCATCGATAACAGAAATGCCGTTCTCGATTAAGTCCGTAAACTTCGGGTTGTAGCTCATTTCTTGCTCAAGGTCAAAGTTTGGGAATGATTCTCTAAGCTCGTCAGCCTCCGCATTCCATGCGGTCATTTGTTCCGCTTTCTTTGCCTCCGCCTTGTACTCGGACAAAGCACGCTGGTTCTTTTCCAGCTCTTCTTGTAGCCGCAGATTCTCTCTGTATTGGTCGGGAGTGATACCCTTCTCACGGGCGGCGTCCTCAATCCAATCATCATCACTGTTAATGGCTTCGGTTAATCCCTCGATATCGCCCCTTTCGAGTCCGTAATGTCTCATAATCGGCGCTAATGCGTCCTCGTAGCTGTCAACTCTCTCCTGTGCACTGGATTGATTCTTGAATCTGTTGTTGATAGCGTCCGATACCGCTTTACCGTAAAGCTCATGGAATCTGCCGTTCTTTCCGACAAGCTCCGCAAACTCTTCTTCGGGGCTAATTTCTTCCTGACTTCCAGACTCAGACGCGCTGTTATCCGATTCCTCCGTGTCTAATCCGTATGCAACTTCCGGTGACTCCGTAGTATCGTTGTTATCAGTCCGCTCCTCACCGCCAAGTGAAGCGAGGAATTTGTCTGCTTCTGCTCCCAGTCCGCTCTGACTTCCTGATGAAGCGTTGCCTTCTCCACCTTCTCCGTCAAAAAGAGACCAGTTAAATTTGAATTTTGCCATACTTTATTTCCTTTCTGTCTTTTATAGAGCGACGAACTCTTAATTTCTGACAATGCTATTTTATATAACACTCTTTCATATCTCTCCCCCACGAAAAAAGCCCCAGTCCGTTAAGACTGAGGCTTTCCCCGATGAATTTAAGGTTATGTTGGAATTATGAAAAAATCAGGTTCGCAAGTTAATGTGAGAATCTATCTGTATAGAATTAACTTACAGCTCTATTATAACATTTGGATTATCCCTTGTCTCAGGAATTAAAGTCGTCTACCCCGATTAATTTTACACCGTTGTATTGACTTCTCAATTCTACAAAGGTCGCCCACACTGCATGGAATACCGCTAAAACGCTCTCAGTGTACTTGTGAGCCACGATAATGACGTGTCCGGGTTCGTATACCTTCGGTACAATTCCATGCGGTAAAACGGCGCTCACGAGCACGTTGCATAGAGTTGAGTACATGATGCACTCGTCATGGGTGTTCGCATGATTCACGCATTCAAAGAAAATATCATTTTCCGATACTGTCATTTTTACGGTCGTCATGCTACTTCACCTCCGAGGCGCTACGAGCTGCTTCTCTCGCTCTGTCCAGTCTGTCGGTGTTCGTTGTCTTCTTCGCCGCTCTATCTTCTGCCGACCCTTCCTCAGATACCCCTGGAGCGCCATTATTTGCGTTCTGAGCCATCATAACTTGATTCGGGTCTACTAGTCCCATCTGTACAGCCGCTTCCGGTGAGAGCTGAATAATAAGCTGTTGCATTTGCTGGAACTGCTGCATAAATGTATCATTCTGCTGAATCTGCTGCTTAATCTTCTCCTTGCCCTCGAATTCCATCATGTCGAGACAAACCAGTGCGGACGTTGCGTTATCAGGTGCAAACAGTCCCATCTGATAAAGCTCTTTCGCCGTCTCGTTCTGTGAAGCTCTTGAAAATGGACTCTGCTTTTCTGCCGATACTTCCAAGTCAAAAATGCTTTTCTTGTGACGTGTTCCTTCGGGTGTTGTAATGTCCTGAGGTGCAATGTTCACGTTGGAATAGTCCATGTATTCATAACGGCCCGATCCATCATCAATACGGAATGTTCTCGGTTCGGTGTAGAACTGCCGAATCAGTTCAATTTCGAGATAGTACTCTTCTCTCGAACCTCGGTACATCGCTTTGTTAATGTCTCTCGATAATTTGCTTCCAGCTTCCTGAAGCGCTGCTATTGCACTCGCCGCCGTTACACCGGAAGCGGTAGAACCCTGTGAGAAGTCTCTGTTTCCGGAAACCTCTTTCAGCTCGTCTATTTTCGCTTCCAAGTGAGTTTCAACGATTGCCGGGAGCGTGTCAACGTCCATCTGCTGTACTGCCGACCCAAGGTCACCTGAACCGACTTCTACAATCTCTTCATTCCAATCCGCAAAGGCGTCCTTGTCAATGTCCGCGGCCTTCTTTACCCACCAACGCGGTTTAGCTTTCATCATGGTATTTTTCATGATTGCCTGGTCTAACTTGTCAATGTCCCTCTGAGGGTATTTCATAATGTCGAGATAACCGAAGCCACACGGGCTATCCTTGACCGGGAAGCACTTACGGAATACATACGGGTATTTTCCATGCTTATAAAAGCCGTCCTGGTACTCCGGGTTGTCCTCGGAACAGAAAACGCACTGGTCTCCGATGATAATAGCCATGTGCAGAATCTCACGAGGTACAAGGTGTTGCGCTACCGTCTGAGGGTCAATGTTAATGAGAACTGGTCTCATTTCCAACTTCTTGTAGTAGCAATTGATAATTTCAATGTCGTTCTGATGGTTAATATTATCATCGTGAATATACTCGGTGATGAACCCTTGCTTTCCTCCGCCGATTTTGTCCGCTATGTCGGGGTACTGTAGTTTCACGTCGTTCACATCAGCCACGGAAACATCAAAGAAGTATTTTGACTGCTGAATGTCTTCTATTCCCGGTTGCCAAAATACGTTATGAATATCCACATTGGTTTTCTTAATGTCGCCCATTCCGTCATGTGCCATCGGGTCCCACAATACCGACGTGATAGCTGTTCCATCAATCAGAAAGTCATAACCAGCAGTGTTATAAACCTGTTCCGCGTCCGTGTGTTCCTCGATTGCCGGGAGAATCTTTGAAAGAATCTGAGCCTCTTCCTCGTCGTCTGCTTCACGTGCTAACACGTTAGCTTTCGGGAATGAGTCCATGAAGTCGGCGTGTTTGTTCAGGATAGAGTTCACCGCCCACGCTGAGCCGACCTCTACCTTTGCTTTGCCCGCTTCCGTCTTGCCCTGAATGACGTTCCAATGTCTGAGCCGCCACCATTCCTGATTCTCCGTTGCTTTCATGTCGACGGTTGTTTTTCCGTCCTTGTACTCGTGCAGAATCTGAAGCACTTCCGACACTTTATCAGGTGTGAAGTGCGGTTCAGTCGGTGCGCTCTGCTGTGGCTGTTCCGTCTGTTCCTTCGGTTTATACCGTTCCGGGCGATACTCTCCGTTCTGCTGTTCCCTCTGCTCGTTCGGCTGTCTCTGTTCGGTCTGCTGTTCTCTGTTGGTCTGTTCCTTCTGCTGTCTATTCGGTTCGGTCTGCTGTCTGTTCGGTGTCTGCTCCGCTTTAGGTGCGTTCTGCTCCGCTTTGCGGTCATTCTGTGCGGTCTGCTGGTTCTTCTGCTCCTTCTGTCCGAACTGATTGTTTTTCTTGTTGGTCTCTGCTTTCCGCAGCTCTTTGTTTTTCTTCATGCTCTATACCTCGTAAAACGTTAATATATCGTCTGTGGTCTGTCCCTCTACCTTGTCTCTGACCATGTTCAGAGGGTCGTCAATGTTATTCGGATCAATAATTTTCTTGTGGTGCATTTCTCGCGGTGCTATCGGTCGAGCCATGCACACATAGCGCCACTCGTCGTAGTTATGGTCTTCCAGCGATGTGTCAATGTCCTCAACCCGTGTTTCGTCGTACATCAGCGCCGGAATGCACCGGATGAAATGTTTACATGTATTAAAGACGTAAAACATCGGTCGCCCGTCGTCGTCAAAGGCTAATCGGTAATGGCACTGCATTTTGCCCGGAATTCTCTGATGGTCGCCCCGGTCAAAATACACTCTGTGCTTTTCCATCGTCTCCGCTATGCTTTCCCCGCCGTCCTCTGCGAATATTGCGGGGTCGGCAATGCCGAACACGTGCCGCCCTTTCATGTATGGGTGTTCCTCTTCCATACGCCTAATCTCTTCGGCTACATGGTCAACAGTCCATTGAACGCCCTCATTAGGTTCACCCGTACAGCCGTACAGTTCAGCGAATCGGTACATTCTGCCTGACGGTGCCACGGCATACCATCCAACCGAGAACGGTTTAGAGTATCCCCAGTCAAACCCGCGGTATATGTTCCAACCTATCGGAATCGGGAACGGTTCAATGACGTGTGTATAGCGTTTGTCGGCGTAATGCTCCGGTGCGTCCGTGAATTCTGTGAACACCTGACCGGCGAACACGTCCCAACGCCCATACCTCCACGCCTCCCGCAAAGCCTTTGGAAGCGCTTCAAGCTGTGCTAGGTAGTCCGGCTGTGATTCCATAAGCGCTTTATTATCATCCACTAAGGCTTGAATGAATGCATACTCGTTGGGGTTTTCGCTCGGCTTATATTGCTTATCAATGAAAAGCCGCTTGATATACTGGTGCCCCTGTCCTCCAGGGTTGCACGTGTAGTATACGCGCTTCGGGAAGTCGTTGACACCTCGGAGGGTTGCGGTTATTGTCCTCATTTGGTACTCAGATAGCTGAGTAGCCTCGTCCAAAAAGATAACGTCATACTCCAAACCCTGTAATTTGTCTAAGTCCGCGTCACGTGCGCAATACATAAACTCAATCATTGACCCATTGGAGAATGTAAGTAATTTTTCTGTGCTATTATAGGCGGCAAAGTCCCTCGTCATGGCTCGCAGTGTCCTAATGTGGTTGCCCTCTAATTCCTTGTACGTGCGGCGTACTATGAGCAAATGAATTCCGGGGAAGCGTTGAGCAAGCAAGATTGCTTTGACCCGCACCGCCCACGACTTACCACCGCCACGGGCGCCGCCATATCCGATATATTTTCGGTGGCAACGTAGGAACATATCTTGCTTGGGCGATGGCGTGCCAAGTTGCACCGTTTGCAGTCGGCGGCTATTCGCTGTATTCATCGCAGTAACCCCCAACAACGATTTGAACGCCATTCACGCCCTCCGCGTCACGTTCCTCCCTCTTGCGCGTCAGCTCCAGCCGCTCTTTCTCGATTTGTAGCCGCTCACGTTCCAAGGCTAGGCGTTCCGTTTCAATCTGCTTTCGGTGCCGCTCCTGTGCCGTCTCTAAGCCGTGAAGCGAACGTTTCAGCGCTTCCAACGTCTTGACGCTATCCGTCAGGTCTCGCAGTGCGCGTGTGTCCACCTTGTCGCTTGTGATGTCCTTGTAGGCTGTTTCGGTGGTGCCGTCCTTGTGTCTGCTGGTCGTCTGTACTAGGTAGCGGTGTAACTGTTCTCCGTCCTCTAGCGCTTTCCGCGTCTCATGCTCCAACGCGTCCACTACCCCAGCAAGGCCCACCAATTCGGAAGCGACGCGGTAGGCGGTGCAGTTCTTCGCCGTCTCTACCGCCTTATCTGTCACCGCCCCACGAAAGGCGGCGCGCTGGTCGTTCCACCGTTCCCGGTATAGATGATTCCCTAACGTCCTATAGTTTACGGAATGCCGCCGGGCGCATTCCTTCGGCGTGTCGTTGCCGGTTATGTAGTCATTCCGGATGGCGCCCCAGTCCGGAAAGCTTTTTTTCTTCTTTTCCGATTTTTCAGGAATTTTCTTTTTTTCCATTTTTCCCCCTTTCCGGTTTTTGTCGTTGTTACGATTCTACACACGCGCGCGGTGCCAGTTCGCCCACATTCAAACGCGGGCGCAACGTAACAGACACGCGCGAACAAATGTTTTTCATTCAAAATTGTATACAATCCAAATTCAGAAAGAGAACACCAGTTTTTTAAAAAAGTTAATAGAAAATTCATAAAAACTATTGACACGGTAATACATTCGTGATATTATATAGTTGTCAAAGGGAAGAGGCCCCAAGACAACAAGTAACTATTAATTAACTAAAGAAAAGTGAGGTAAACACAATGAGAAATCACACAATCAACACAACAAACGAGAGAACCGCAACCATCCGCAACCTGTACAATGGAGACGAGTTCACAACTGCGTTCCCGCATTCTGAATTCGAGCTCGACAACATCCAGGACCGCGCCACCACTCACGGACTGCACGACTACATGATAGTTGACTTAGAAGGCTTCTATGGTCTCGTAGATTCCGAATGGTGCGGGGTCTACGGGCTCAACGACATTGCGGAACGCCTGGAGCGCCTGGAAGACGAGGACGCGGACAAGCTGGAAGCCATGGCGGAATACTGCGACAACCTGGACGACATCGAAAGCGCTTGGAATGACTCTTTCTTCATTCCTGATACCACCCTTTCGGACTATGCGAAAGAGCTGTGCTATGACTGCGGATACATGTCTTCAGAGCTCCCGGGATGGATTAGCTACCATATCGACTGGGAAGGCGTAGGGCGCGAGCTGTCGTTCGATGGCTACAGCGAAATCAATGACGGCGTGCTGTACGTAGCGCACTAGTAGTCGAATAGGGGGCGCAAGCCCCCGCCCGTAATGCGGCCGAAAGCCTGTTGCAAGCCAGGAGAAACGCAGAGCACGGAAAAGTGAAATCGTATCAAATGAAGGGAGAACCAAAATGAACATTACCTCGATGAACACTACTTGACCGTGGAAGAGCTCGCCGAGGAAGTCAAAAGGGCTTCATATCGCGCGCTGAAGCTTGTAAGCACTGAAGACGGCGAAGTGTGGGCGGAGTGTTGGGGCGCTCCGGTATCCGTTAACTTCAAGGTGTACGGAATTCCAAAGCATAGACAGCGTGAAAGCTTCTACCCATCCGAACGCCAGGACTTCAGCACCGCCGATAATGTGCGCGTCCTGGATATATTCAACAGCGACAGAACCGGAACAAATGAATATAACATCCTCCGCATCACCCGCGAGACGCGAGAGGAGTGTTTCGAAGAGTTCGAGGCGCAGTTGTCCGATGGACTCTTCGAAAATTCAAACTGGGGCGGGTACGAGGTTATTGATGATAACGAGCTTATTAACATCGTAGGCGAAGAAATCGGCGCTCTGTTTCATGTGTGGATTTGGAACACCGATCACGAAATGTGGGATGATTCCATTGAGGATATCAGCTACTTTTGGGCGGAAACTGAGGACAACGCTATTCAGTACGCTAGAGAGTACATGACCGATTTTGTCTATAACTATGGCGACTATGACGAGGAAAAGCGGGCAGAACAGATGGAATACTGGAGCAACCCGAACCATTACAAGGCTGAACTTGATGAAGACTAGTTGAAGGGAGAACCAAATGAAAGAGAAGAAAACAGACTTAATCACTATGAAGGTAACACCTTCTTTCAAGGCTAAGGCGAAAGCTCTAGCCGAGGAGGAGGGCAGAAGCCTTTCAAACTATATTGAATGGCTTATAAACAACGACATGAAGAGAAGAGAACAGGAAGAGAAGGAATAACAGACAACACCCTCCCCTTGCGGGAGAGTTATTTTATTGCATAAAAAAAGCGGGTCCACCGTTTCCAGCAGACCCAAAACAAGCAACTATTATCAAACAAAAAAAGTTTGGTAACATCACGAATTATAGCACAGTTTCCGAGACTTTGGAAGCGTGTTATGGTATAATATTAATGTGAATTGTTAATCATTTTCATTCTTTTCATTTTTGTAATACTCCTGTTGTTCATAGAAGTACGATTGCGGAACTCCTGAAGCATAATAAGCTTTGGGAGTTTTCGTTTTTTGCCTTTTGGGTTCCCATTGAAGGGAGAACCATTTTATTTTTCCATGTTTCGAGTTTTTCCGAGTTTTTCCGAGTTCTTTTCGAGTTTGTTCAGCCTACCATTGAGCTTTTTTAGCTCCCCCTTCATCGCCTTAACCTGATGGCCTAAATATATTTCCTTTTGTCTTGTCATGTCACTGTTTATCTGTTCCCAAACATGGGAAATGGTGATAGCGTATGGGCAACGCTCCCATGCACTATCACAATACTTGACCATATGGTTTTCCTTGTCTTCCTTGCAGATAAACCGCCTTGACGTGTCCTCACAATATAGAACCTTGTCTTTTTCGTGCCGATAGTAAGGGCACAAGGTGTAGTGACCATTATTAGGCAAGACTTTCCCTTTCCGCTTCACGCGTGATTTTGTAGTTGATCCAGTTGTCTAGTTCATCCTTACTCATGAATTGCTTCCGGATTTGCTCAAGCATAATATAAACGTCGGCTATCTCTTCTTGTACCGCCTCAATCCTTCCCTCTCCTGGTCCCTTGTTGTAGCACTTTAGAAGAGCTGCTTCGAGTTCTGAGAGTTCTTCACACGTCTTCACCATCTGATTTCTGAATCCGTGCTTCCTCAAGATTGAATTCAGCAGCTGTTTTTGTTTCTTCGTGAACATTAATTTCCCTTTCGATTCGGTTCATCAAATACAAAAAGAATAACCACTTTGCGCCTTTCCCCTTGTTCTTCACACATTCCCTTTTAAGAATCTTCCACATCTTTTCGAACTTATTCATTTACCTTCGATTCATTCTCTTTCACGAAATCTGTATATCTCTCAAACTTTGCGGCTGTGAGCCACTTAATAACACCGTTCTTTATGATTTTTGCGCTTCTCTGATATTCATCGGAACACTCACTCCACGCATCGAGAATCATATCGAAATACGCATCCAGCACTATTTCTGTGTGATTCATTCCTTCCATGAATACTTTTTGTTCGTCTGTTATTGGAGCTTCGGGATCCTCTTCATCTTCTTCATAGATAATGTCGAGCCCGTAGGCTTCCGCTGTTTCGTGCTCAATTCTGCACCCCCTAGCATCTTCCCAGCCATCGCAGAAATAGACAATATCGCACAGGCTCATATGCTCAAGTGATTTGGCGAGGTAACAAAGGGGGATGTTCACAACGCCCCTGTCCTTCATAGCTGATTCGCTATACCACTCATCTGTGAACAGTGTATTTACAACTTTGTAGCCCAATCTTTCGAGGTGTCTTATTGCTTTATTGCGGGTTTTTTCAATTTCTTCATCGGTCAAGCCGTTCATCGGCTGCGAGATCATCGCTTTTTTTCTAATTGTTACATCATGCATTTGTTAGTCCCTCCATTTCATACTCTAACTCTTGTGACAACCAATCTTCTACGCACGCAATGCACGTTTCGTCAAGAACCCACTCATCCCCTCTTTCCTCCCGGCATAACCCCTTGTTCTCATGCAGATATGGGCAGTTTATTTGTTCCAACAAGACATGTCTATATACAGCGTCGGGGGCAGTGCCCCGCAACGCTTCGATTAATCGGTCTCTATTTGTCATCGCCTTCATCCTCCACAAGTTCGCATAATCTCCAGTTCATGAAATCGTTCGGTCCATTTGCTGTTTTGCTCGTTTTGCCATTGTTCCATGTTGCATACTTTAGTGAGTTGTTTTCAAAGAACCCAGCAAAGTACCGTAATCTCCAATCGTCAGTTGCGAAATCTCGAACCCTTACAAGCGTGTCAACGGGGACTTTGGCCCAATCGACTTCTACCAGTTCACAATACTCCCATTGTTCTAAAAATCCGCCTGACGTTACGCTCGTATCCCCATTAGTCCATGTTAGGTATGGTGCAAGCTCTCCGTGCTCGTACGCTTTGAAGTGTCGCAGAAGCCATTTGGGGCTTTTGTCGTTCCTTACCCGTACAAGCGTATCGACCGGAACCTTGCTCCAGTCCACTTCGGCAACGTAGTCTGCAAACATCCAAGCTGTAAACATCTTTGCACATGTGTTGCACCCAATCTTCTTGCAGTCGTTATCTTTCAAGAAATATGGCAACACTTTGTCCCTCATAAAACAACACATTTTGTCGTCGTCTTTGATTACTTCCACGATTTCGTCCCAATATACGTCAAAGTTCTGCATTTCATTCCCCCTTCACAATAGTTATCTTTTTCCCGCAATATGGACAGTATTTTAGCTTATCTGTATTTTCTGGGATTCTCCAATAAGGATTATTGGCGTCATGGTATTTCGGACAAATTGTCCATGAATCGTATTTAATCCATTCACAGTTACGTTCCTTCCGATAGTCCTCTTCCAGCTCACACAGCATTTCCTCAACGTTGGCATATCCAAATAATTCACCTAAGCGGAATTGCAGTAAATCTTCATCCCGTTCATATTTCCCGGCAAGTTCTTCTTCATTTCGCTCCAAACGTTCTAATTCCGCTCTCACATCATCAATATTAACCCACATAAGCAATCCTCCCCATGAAAACCAGTACCAGCGTTAGCGCTCCCAAGCACGCAAAGCCGAATTCTAAAGCATTAACAAACTCAGTTAGAAAAGTCCCACTAAATCGCTTCTCCGGTTCGAACATTTTCTCGCCGTGTTGCATGAGATCTAACAGTGTTCGCCAGCTCACCTCGCTAACTATTCCATCCGCAATCATGACTTCCGCCGTATCTTTAAGCGCTTCCCACATCATTCTGTATTTCAACTTGTCGCCTCCTAACACTCATTTAACACTCGATATAACTTATTTCTTAACTAACTTATAACTTCCTGGCACGCTTCAAACGCTTATATTTCAAGGCTTTTCCGCATTTCCTTGACTAATTCCTTGACTTTCGTTGACTTAATACATCAATTAATACATCAATAGTCTTGTGTAATCTTGTGTAATTACTCAACATGCAACTATTTCAGATCGCCTACATCACGAACCATTTTCGTTACCTCACGAAAATGGTAATTACTCGACATGCAACTATCTATCCAGTGGGCAATCTTCCGGCTTGTATTCCGGCCACAACTCGCACTGCGACAAGCGGTCACCGAATTCGTCTGTCCACTGTTTCAAGTGTTTGCACATGTCACATCCACCCTGCTTGTACGGTTCAGGAAACTCCATCCACGCTTTCACTTTTTTTGTTTCATTGCTGTTCAGACCCCATGGGTCCACCCCTCGCACTTCCAATTCTCCTTCGTACTCTAAAATCCAACCAGCAGCGACATAGTTTTCACGGTGCCTTTCGTCAAATATCGTAAATAAGAGATTTTCTTGCTGTGGTATTCCGCTCAAATCTCCGTCAATAATCGAAGTCCATTTCATATCCATTTCCTAAACCTCCCTGATTCTAATTCCGTACTGATATAACATCAGTTTCCGCTTAACAATGTATTCCTTAGTTCTATAGCCTTTCACGTCCTCTACAACCGTCTTAATCCCCTCTTCATACGTGAAATCCGCTTTGTAGGAACATTCACGCTCAATCAACTTCCCGCTCTCGTCACGTTGGGACGGGATAAGCACGAACTTAACTTGTCTGCTCAGGTTCTTAATCACTCCAGCCTTTTCCAGCAGTACAAGTTCCTGATAACGGTTTGCTTCCTTCTTCGAGTCGAACTTCTGCCCGTCCACGACTGTTTTCTTGCTGTTGTATTTGCTCACTCTATCGCCCCCAACTCTTTACGGCTGTTATATTCGATATTATCCATCAGATTCAGCATAAAGTTCACAAGGTACGCTTCATCCTCGTCCACGCAAACACTCAATTCATCGAGGCAATTTCTGAGTTTGCCCCACATTCCTTTGTAGTCAATCATTCTGCACCGCCTTTCACTTCAATATCCACCATGTAGCCAAGTTCCCTAGCAATCTCCAAGAATTTAAACCATGATATATCTTCTCCATTTTCCCAGCGCGTAATGAAGCTTGTGCACGAATACACAGCTATAGCAAGCTCTCCCTTCGTTACACCCTCTGCTTTTCGCATGGTCTCAATCAGCTCTCCCAGCGTTCCTTCTGTTGCTTCCATGTGTCCCTCCTAGTCGTCACTTCTGCACATTCCGTCGATTCCATATGCACACGCCGCATACCCGGAAATGTCCACGTAATTGTCAAGATGGATTTCGTGAGAAGCAGCTCTCGCCACCTTAAGAAGAATCATCATCATTGCCACGTCCTTTGAATCAATCAAGACATCACACCCAGTCGCCTTAAGGTATGTTTCCCACAACGTAGCAATCGCTTGAAAGTTGTCCTCTGCATCGCCGTAGCATTCTTGCCTTGCTCCGTTCACAATCTCACATGCCGTCCGCAAGCACTCTTCCCTCTTCTCCATTTTCTCTTTTTCTTTCATTTTGACCTCCTCCTACTCGTTTTTTGTATTAAGGTATAATTTATCGACTCTACACTTTTGAGTCGTTCTACTGGCATTTAAAGCTGTTTTAAGGGTATCTCCGTTGCGAATGATTTCCCTTCATAACTTTTCCACAGCCATTCCTGACCATTCATAGCCATCGCTATTCTTTGATATTCTATGCCCTTGCTTCGTGTAGCTCCTCATAGCTCTTCAATTCCCCCGCAGAGCAACGCCACGCAACGCCATCACTATGATTTTCAATTCTATTCCAGCGCATTGCCTTCTACTCCATTCCTATGCCTTTCGTGTCATTACAAATCGTTTCAAAGCCATAGCGGCGCCATTCCCAGCATTTCCACCGCATATCCACGCTTTTCTTTTCCATTGCCTTACAAGTCGGGTCTTCACTTTGCCTTCGCCTTTCTCTTCTCAGCAACTCTCATGCCCTCTCAGAGCTTATCAATTCCATTTCTTCACTTCGCTGAACCGTTGCGGTTGAAGCCGTGCTACTGCACGACCTCTTCCCAAGTGAAAGCACCTTTTCCGGAATTCCGCCACTGACCGAAACCGTTCAGGATTCCATAGTCAAGCCACTCTTCCACAAGTGCTCTATCACCGTCCTGAAGCATCAGAATGTCAAATTCAAGCTTCGCTCCCGGCTGTAATGATTCGGAATCGGAAAGAGCTACTCTTTCACCCTGTGCGGTACTTGCTCTAAGTGGTCTCTGGCAATCTCCGATGAAGCCGTAATCGGTGAAAGGGATTGCTCTATTCTGTTTATTTTTCACGTCGGCGAAAACGAAAATTCTCAAGTCAATCTGCTTCTTGTATGCTTTCAGCTTCGAGCTATGTGTTCCCTTAAGCGTTCTAAGTGCCGAACACGCACTCTTGAAAAAGCCCTTAACCTGATAGTTCCATGCGATCGGCGTTCCGTCTTCAAGCTTCGGGAATACGGTTTTTCCCTTCTCCACGACTTCATCTACACCCAGCATTTCAACCTCTTCCTTTCGGGACATTGCGTCCGGTGCATTGGAAGCGATATACGTTTCATGAATCTTCGGGTCTCCGGAAGCTGTTCCCAATACCTCGTCTACGAATGTCAGTCTTACTCTCATTGTTTCCATTTTGTCCTCTTTGCCCGCCTTT